GCGATAGCGATAGCCGATTCGGGCAACCCGTGGGACCAGGGTCGCCACGACATCATCCCCGACGGTACAGGTTCGTCCTTTGTGAAGACCACTGCGGCAAGCGCAATAACGGCAACCGTTGGCACGGCGGCACTAACGGCAGGTACTTTAGTAGTTCACCTGTTCTGCATCAAGGCAACAGTAGATACCGCTTACCGGCATTACCACGGACACACTTTCCCCTAAAGGCCCGTTGCTAGCCGAAAGTCAGGCCGTCCTAACACGGACGTAAAACGGCAGTCAGGCCCTTCCCAAGAGGACACCCTGGCGAAAGATGCAACACAAAATCTTTCACTGGGAGTGACGCAAAGTGAGTTCACAGATAACCACAGCAATGGTGCAACAGTATAAGTCCGGCATTGAGATTCTGTTTCAGCAGAGTCAGTCTCTTTTCCGGCCTGCGGTAAGAGTTGAGACCGTAAACGCAAAGTACGGTTTCTTTGACCAGATAACTGCGACTACAGCGCAGACTAAGACCACAAGGCACGCTGACCTTGTTATCACCGATACCCCCCATGCAAGGAGACGGGTGTCGATGGTTGACAAGTATGTTGCCGACTACATCGACAAGGAAGACCTCATCAGGATACTCAACAACCCGATGAACGAGTATGCCATGAACCACGTAATGGCTCTCAACAGGTCTATCGACGATTCCGTGGTAGCCGCCGCACTCGGCACCGCCTACACGGGCGAGACTGGCGCAACCTCCACCAGTTACGACAGCAATATGACCGTGGCGGTAACTGTTCGTGACAGTGGTTCCGGCGCAACAGGGATGAACGTGGCAAAACTCCGCGACGCCAAGAGGCTCCTCGACGAGAATGACGTGCCTCTGAACGATAGGTTTATCGCCATCTCTCCGCTCCAGTTGAGCGAACTGCTTTCCGCAACCGCCATCACGTCTTCGGACTACAACAGCGTGAAGGCTCTTGTTTCCGGTGAGGTTGATACCTTCCTCGGATTCAAGTTCATCATGAGCAACCGCCTCTCCACCGATGAAAGTACCTACCGTGAGTGCCTGTACTGGCACAAGAGCGGTCTGCTTCTCGGTATGGGTCAGGACATTCAGGTTGCCATCGACCCGATACCCCAGAAGGGGAACGCAATACTCGTTCAGGCTTCTCTCACTATGGGTTCCACTCGCATGAACGAGACCGCAGTCGGCAAGATTCTTTGCTCCGAGTAATCACGTAAAGGGGAAGGGGGATTAACTGATGGGTACTTACTACGGTGTACACAGGACTCTTGAGAAGGCAGGGACAATGCTTGACCCCGGCGAATGGGGCGCAAGGGTGAAATGTTCCTATGACTCTTACGAGGCTTCGGATGTAACTGCCGGCTCCACGATATCCATGTGCTTCGTTCCAAAGGGCGCAAGGATTATACGTGGCGAGGTCTGGTTTGACGACCTCGGTAGTACGGGTGGCACTCTCGAAGTCGGAGACGGAACCGATGCTGACGAGTACATGACCTCAACCGCTGTCGGGGTCGCCGCAGGTTCGGCAACATTCAATGTACTGGACAACCTCGGCGAACCGCTCGATGCGGACGAGTACATGATAGTCACCACGGGAACCAAGGCTATGACGGGCACCATCAAGATGTTCGTCTGGTACGTGCAGGACTAACGACAATGGGGGGCTTCGGCCCCCCTTTCAACTTATTGGAGATCTTATGGCGGAGACATGGTGTTCCAACGGAGTCATTGGCGAAGGAGCCTCGCCACCACATACGGTCACTGGCGACAAACCTCTGTTGGTGGTCGGCTGTGGCAGGTGCGTATGGGAAGACCTGAAACGGTACTGGAAGATAAACGTCCACTCCGACGTGATGCTTCTCAACGATGCCATAGTCCACTACCCGATGAAGAAGGGGTACTACGCCACACACGCCGCATGTTACGACATAGGCAGGGTGAACATCTACAGGGACTTGCGCAAGGCGAAACTGAACCACAGTGATTTTATCACGCACTCCGCAGGTGATCCCGCCGACAGGGTGTGGAAACTGATACGCAACTTCAAGCCCAACCTGTCCGGCAACTTCGGAGTGGTCATAGCAATAGCGATGGGATACAGGCGCATCTGCCTCGCAGGATGCCCAGAGGATGACACCGGTCATTACTGGGATGACCTTGAAACACATCCCCACTTTGACTTCGGGGTTAGGGGAATCCACTGGCACTGGACGGACAACACGGCTTTGTTCAAACCGAAGGTGCGCTCACTGTCCGGTTGGACAAGTGAGTTCTTCGGTGAACCCACAATAGATTGGCTGAACGGTGGTGAGTAGTGTATGGCGGATTCAGTAACCATTTGCAACAAGGCGTTGGTCTTCCTCGGACAGGACACTATATCCACGCTTCTTGACGACAACAAGAGGGCGAGGGTCTGTAGCACCGTATATGACGACTGCCTTGAGGAATTTCTCTCCGAGGGTGACTGGTCTTTCGCCAAGAAACTCGCGACCCTTACGGCGGAAACAACGTCCCCCAACCATGACTATTCCTACGCCTTCGAGTTCCCTGACGACTTCGTGAGACTCGTCAAGGACAGGGAGAAGGCGGTTTACGGCTCCGACGATTGGCTCGTCATAGGAGACCAGATACATTGCGACGACTCGTCCATATGCATCTGCTACATCTACAGCAACGATGACCTCAACACGTGGACGGCTAAGGCACGCTCGGCACTATCCTACCTTGTGGCTTCACAGGTGGGCGTTGCCCTGACGGGAGAGGACTCACGGGCACGGATGGCATACGAACTCTACCAGAAGACACTGCAGGACGCATTGAGCGATGACGCTTCCGGCGCAGGGTATCAGGTCAACGAGTACCACACGTACATTGAGGAGAGGTCTTAATGCGTACAGTTGACAGCATCCTGACCAACTTCACGGCGGGTGAACTGTCACCCAACATGTACGGGCGAACGGACATAGAGAAATACTACAACGGTTGCATGACGATGGAGAACTTCCTTGTGCTTCCACAGGGGGGAGCCTACAGGCGACCAGGGTCACGCTACGTGGCATCTGTCAAGACAGCAAGTGCCTTCACCCGTCTTGTGCCGTTCGTCTTCTCCACCACACAGGCGTACATTCTTGAGTTCGGCAACCTCTACATGAGGGTTTACTACGATGGCGGACAGGTTCAGAGCGGTTCCACAGTATATGAGGTTGTGACCCCGTACACCACGGCGCAACTGCCCGACCTTAAATTCGCCCAATCTGCGGACACGCTGTATATAGTGCATCCATCCCATGAGCCACGCCAACTTACCAGAACCGCCCATACAACGTGGACTCTCACCGCCCTTGCGTGGGAGAACGGGCCTTTCATGAAGGACAACGATGATGATTCCCACACCTTGACGGTCACAAGTTATGGTGGTTCCACGGGGCTTTATGGGCAGACCGTCACGGTCACGTCTAGCGCAGACCTATTCACCTCCGCAGATGTTGGCAGGTGGCTGAAGATACGATACAAAGATAATCCGGCGGCGTTGGAAAATGACAACTACGACATGGGCGGAGCTTATACGTCGGATGTATGGTCTATTGATGGCAAGTTTGAACTGACCTATCGCTTCAGTTCTGCCTACGAGGATATGGAGATATTTCTTCAGTATTCCGTGGATGGTGGAAGTACATGGAAACCATACGAGGTATTAGACCCAAACGCAACGTCTTGGGTTACATTATCAGGGGAGATATACGCAGAGGATTACAACAATGTCACTCCACAGATGAGGATATACACGGCAAACGGAACCCCAAGGATATACTTCACAGCACGAAAGGTTAGTCAGGAAAGGTGCGGATATCTCAAGATAACCACATATTCAACTGCTAAGTCTGTCCGTTGTCAGGTTATGAAAATATGTACCAACCTATCAGATGCTACAACACGGTGGGCACTCGGTTCATGGGGAACGACACCGGGATACTCCAAGACGGGCGGATTTGGCAACGGGAGATTATGGTTTGCGGGAACACCGGAAGAACCACAGACGATATGGGGATCTAAAACGCAGGACTATATAGACTTCAGCACGAGCCTTCCCCTTGTCGATGACGATGCGGTTTCCGCTACTCTTGACTCCGCAAAGATGAACGCCATTGAGCACATCGTTGCAATGAACAACCTGATAGTCTTGACCTCTGGGAGCGTGTGGAGGATATCAGGCGGAAGTGATGAAATTCTTACCCCCATGTCCATCATGGCACGGTTCCAGGAGGGAAGGGGTGCGAACAAGG